GTTCTGAGATATTGTCCGTCGTTTGTTAACGGATGTTAATTAACTCCATCAAGCTGTACTTAGCATCAAGTGCATCAGCTACTAGCATCTGGGATTCTAGGTCAACTCCTTGGAAGAAGTTGTATGCTTCCACCAGCTCTTCCTTCGATAGGTTAAGCTCGATGAATGGGTTGTGTGCGTTATCGAACATCATGCCGCATGTATTTGGTTCTGGTGATTAGTCAAGTTGCTTTCAGCCTGCTCTTGCTCCTCCTCCAGCTTAACCAACTCAGCCCTTTCTTGAACGAGCTGTTCTCTCATGTTGTTGATGCGATTGACTTTGTTCTCCACTCGTCGCTTTGCTGTAGCATCTCTGTCTGATAGCCCTCGCAACTTATCAGCATCCTCATACTTGAGTCCAGATGCAATCACGTTCGCCTCTGGCTTGACCTTAGAGCACTCAACGCACCCGAAAGACTCTGAGCCAACTTTCACTACAGAGAACGTAGTCTGCTCTGGCAGTTCCACGCACTGGGCATCGGCCAGCTGTCGAATCTCGTCCTGTGTGAACAGGTCTTGAATCAATGGCATACCTCGCTCGCATTGTCGAATCGCTGACTCTACTGCCCGCAGTTCTCGGTCGTGTAGCTTATAAGACAGCCCCACGATAACGTCGTACAGCTTGTCCTCGAACGCCACTATCCTCCATGGATTGACTGAATTGGTAGTCAGTTTTTCTACGACATACACAGGGGAGTCAGTATCTTTTACGACACGTAGTTGGTGACCAATGAAGAGTACACGAGTAAACATGTCAATGTGGTCATCGAACACAGCATCGGTGAACTCGTAGCACACCCGCCCATCTTCAAGTCCAGCGCGTAGCGGATTACCCTTGCGTACTGCCTTGAGATATTTGCCTCTCTTGATAGACCTTTTAACGTCTTCGTTGTGGTCTAGTAGCTCTTGGTTGTCAATGCTCTTTTTGCCTAAGACAAATTCTAAAACTCGGTTTATGTCGTACTCACTAACACGACTGCTGTATGATGAATGGCTTGACCCATTGCCGTTCGCCTCCTCCAATACAGCCTCACCTTCCTCACATAGCGATATCGTGTAGTCAGACTTGTTTGGTACGACTTCAACGAACCGCTTGCATATAGCCACATCATCCCCACTAATTACAGACAACCTAGCCTTTGCCATAGCCTTGGCGTTCTCCGGTTTTTGGAGCTGATAGTAATCTGCTGGGATGAGGCCGAAGCTGTTAGCTGTAAGCTTGATGTACTCGTCTCGGATTGCTCGCTCAATCTTGTAGATGTTTGCAAACGAATCTTTGCGTAGTCTTACAAGTGCGATGATGGCTGACTTGGAATCAGGCGTGAAGGCAATGTCGTTTTTCTTGGTAACTCTCATATTGAATTGTTTTTAATGATGTCTTCTGTAGTAATAACGCGGCAAGTTTGCTGTTATTGTGCGCAGTATGTTAACGGATGTTAATCCTTCACGTAGTTCTCGTCTAAGGTCACGAAGACCTTTACCTCCACGCATTCGCCGAATAGTCCTGTCAGGTCACATCCACAGATGTATCGCTCACTTGACGTGCACTCGAACTCGATGCTAACAAAGTCTGGGTAGTCCTCCTCAGCCGTCGCGTTATACCAACCCACCTCACGCTCAAGGAGGAACTCCTCGTTTGCGTTGAGACCCTCGAAGTCTCCGTTGAAGATTGCAGGAAGGAAGTGCTTGCCGCAAGTCATGGTGTCTATCTTAATCATTTTCTGTCCCATACTATTTTCTGTTTAGTGTCCGGCGGCGCGTCTAGCCTTCCATCCATTAGGCTTGTGAAACTTGGTCTTTACAGCCTCACCTTGATACGCCCAAGAGTCCTCAAGCGGAGTCAGGTTCTTTCCATACCAAACCTCATCGACGTTCCAGCCCTTAGTCCTCTCCATGTATGCAATGAAGTTGTCCACGTGGCTCTCGTTGTTGAACGTCTTGGAGCATGCCCATGTGCCCTTCCCCCATGCACTACCAGTGTAGAACTGGATGGTGGCGCGGAACTTGCGGTCGGTTCGGACTACTCCAGTCTCTGGGTAGCTTGCGTAGGCAATCGGTGTTGAGTCGTATTTTTTCATGTTTCTCTCGTTTCTATAGTAGTAACGCTGGATGTATTCGTTTTATTGTGCGCTACTTGTGAATTAATGTTAACGCCCCGAAGGGCGGAGGGGAGGCTCACGCCTCTCCCCCCATGATGAAGTCCACAGCCTTCATTGCCTTGTTCGCGGCAGACAGAGCCATCTTCGGCTTGTCCTTCAACTGCTTGACCCAGTTGTTGACGTAGGCTTGGCTGTTCACGTGGTCATCCTTTGGCTTGATGCCTGTGAGACCCACGAGGAACTGCGCACCAATCTCAGCCACCAGCTCCTCTTTGCTGTAGTCCTCAGACCCGAAGGCAGCCACCTTGTTCAGGCGATTCAAGATATCCTCGTGACCAGTGCTGTGCACCAACTCATGAAACAGAGTCTTGTAGTAGTCATCGTTGGTGACGAAGGTCTCAGGCTTGGGCATCTGGACGTGGTGGCGCATTGGAGCGTAGAACGCGCTGGCTCCGCCGTGACCCAACGTGGGCTTGTGCTTGGTGGGGTACAGCTCTGCGTACACCTTCTCAGCCTCACCGATTGGATTGAACTGCTCCGCTGGCTCGACCGGAGTCATGGGCTTGCGGCGTGGCTCGATGCCTTCGCACTGGGCGATGTTGAACACGTTCCAGAGGCGTGGGCTGAAAAGCTTGTCGAACGCCATGCCTACAGGGATGTCCTGAATCTTGCGGTAGAACTTGCCGTCCTCACCCTTGTAGCTGATGTTCCAGAACACAATCTCAGTTCCTGTAGAACCCTTAACCACATTGCCGCCAGCCTTAGCCGCCTGCTTGTAGGTCAACCATTCGTTGTGCTCGTAGCCATTGGCCGTCTGCTCGATGCAGAGGAACAGCTGGTTGAGACCACGATAGGCTTTCCCCGTGGTGTTATTGATGGGCATCAAAGCACCCATGCCGTCACCTGCGTTCCAAGGCTTGAACCACTGGAGACCCTTGGTCTGGAGACCTTCGATGATGCGGTCGGTGACCTGCTGGTAGACGTCTTTCTTCGCTTTGCTCATGGCTTTCAATTTGTGGGGAGACTGGATTGCCTCCCCTGTTTCTATAGTGTTAACGTATCTCGGTTTCTGCTTATTGTGCAAGTGCTGAGAAATCTCCCATGCCGATACTGGACTTGAGATTGATGTGCGTTCTCCTGATATCGTTCATCGTGCTCCTTGCGGCTACTAGCTCGTCTAGGGCTACTGCCTCACGCTCTTGGATATTGCGCTTAGTCTGGTCGCACAAGCACAAGGCTTCAGCGGTTCGCAACTCACTTTCGATGGATTCAAGGCTGAACTTAGCCATCCCGAATGCAGTCTCAGCAAGGACTCTGGCACTCTTCAAGTGCATCTCAACCATTTCGATAGTCGCTTGCAATCCGTTGTTTTTGTTGGTTATCTCGTTCATAATCAGTGTGTTATGTGGTTTATGTTATCTATTTAGCTATCGCGTTGTTGAGTGTATAACGGATATCAATCTTGTTCTAGTATGAGCTAATTGCCAACAGATGTTAATGCCCCATTTGTGGGTAGCGTATAGGAGCAACCGAATGCAGGGGTGGTGATTGTGCCTTGGGTCTTTGGTTCTCGTCCACCAATCGGTTGTCTGTAGCTCACGTCTCAGACCATGGATGGAGCAGGCCATCGACCAGACCAGCAGAGCACGCAAGCAAAAAGCTAGAATGTTTGGCGGCAACCCGACACGTTTGCAGGGGGTGGGGTCAGCGATTGCGTTTCGGTTTGCGCAGCGTAGCGTCTGTGTGTATGTATAATCCCCCGGGCATACATTACTCATCGCTTTTTTCACCTGAAAAGCGTATCAGCATGAGGGTTTTAAATACTACTTTTGTCGGGCAATCGTTTTCAATCTCATAAAGGCACTTGACTTTCTAAATTTTTTCGTGTACCTTCGCATAAGCTTAGCAACGGACGCTTCACGTAGAGTGCTAGTAGAGCACTCACGTATAGCTACGACAGCATCCAGCATTTCTGGAAACATGGCTATCGTTCTTGTTGAATACTAATAGTGTGCGGGGGAATGCTTTACCCTAAATCCAACCACATGTCACGCTATAAGTTCCATGCAATCTTTGTCCTATGGATGCTAACCCTCCTGCTTGTAAGCAAGGCCAACTCTCAGTGTGTCACATTCGGTGAGCCAGAGGATTTAGCTGTAAGAACAATGGGGTTCTTCCCAGATGAACCAGAATGGAAGACGGTCAACTACGTCGTTCACATTTACTACACTGACAGCATCTCTCACAGCAATCTACCGCTCTATATCGTTAACGATGCAGCTGCTCATCTGAATGAGGAGTTCGAGGAGGCGATGTATGAGTTTGATTTATTGGCCATAGAGTATCATGACTTTGATGAGTACGAAGATTCCTATGCGTTGCTCAACACTAATTGCATTCCTTACAATGGGTTTGCTTTTAACTCTATGAATGACTACTTAGAGGATATCGTATGGGACAGAGAAACGGTAATGAACGTACATGTATTCCCAGCTCTTTGTCAAGGCATACTAGGTTTTGCATGGACAGCGTACACACCTCAAACAACACTAGACGGAGTGTGGGTCAAGACAAGTGTATTCGGAAGGCTAGGAGACCACCTATTGGATAATAGAGATGAGAACAAAACACTTATCCATGAGGTCGGTCACTTCCTAAGTTTGCATCACGTCTTTCGGAACGTAGACAACTGCGGACAAAACCTCGGTGATTGCGAGGAGACAGGAGACTTTGTTTGCGATACCCCGCCAACTAAACTGAACTGGAGTTGCGAGAACCCAATATGCCCCCCTGCCCTGTACAGCTACACACCGGACAATCACATGGACTACTATGTAGATTCATGCCGGCAACACTTTACTGAAGGTCAGATTGAGCGGATGCATAGCATGATTGAGATTACTAGGCCGGGCATGACGACGGGAGACCCGTATTGCGCAGGTGACATCAGCGGCGATTTAGTTGTAGGTACTAACGACTTAATGCTTATGCTCAGCCATTGGGGTGACTTTAATTGGATTGAGGGAGACCTAAACGGAGATGGCTTCTTTACAGTTAGCGACCTTCAAATTGTACTAGCTAACTGGGGGCAGATTTGTTTCGGTTCGGAGCTCGACCCCTTCTATAGAGAAGAGCAAGTAAGGAGGAAGTCAGAAAGAAGGTTTTGAGTTAATGTAGTATTCATTTTACTACTTTTGTAGCATGGACACATTGACGCAATTTGAGATGATTATCATTGCGGGTTCGATAATTGGAACGTGGATTAAACACAATTCAGATTACGCGCACCTGAAGGGGAGAGTGATTGCACTTGAGAATGATAACGGGGAAATGAAGGATGACGTGAAGCAACTGCTCAAAGAAGTCCAAGAACTAAAGGTTTTGTTGGCCAAAAACCAACTACAATAACCTACAGCTAATAGCGTTATAGGTCTATGAAAGACCCTATACACCTCTGCGACGTTGTTCTTCACGACGGCAAAACCAAAAAAGATTACCGCATAAATGATGTGGTTCTTTCTGGCAACGATAAAAGTCTCATCTGGGGAAGTGACGTACACCGAGATAGACTAATACAGCTCGCGTTCAAGAGTCCTGCTAGAATTAAGAAGCAGAAAGATAACTTAAGACTGAGCGTAAAGTCCATTGACTTCAAGGTTCATGTTGGATACAGCAATCACAAATGGGGTCTCACCAAATGACTATATTTGCGTTATGCTATACAAGCGCAAAAAGAAAGCCGCAAAGGGTGCCAAGATAAATGGTGACCCAACTAAAAAGCCGATAACAAAAGAGTCTAATCTAAAGGACATGGCTAAACACATGGGTGATGCTTTTCCCGATGTGTCAATCCCTGATAAGGTAATGAAAGGATACGCCATGACTTGGCTCCTTACCGGAAGAAGAGACGAGGCATTGAAGGACATCATCTCCAAAGAGAAGGAGCGACAGTCTAAGGGTTTGCCAAAACCTAAGATGAAATCATGAAGACGGCTAAGAAATCAGAACGCGCAAAGCTGAAGGTTTCTTCTAAGAAGGTTTCAGTCTCTCCCCCTTCTGGATATCACTGGATGGAGGAGCAGGGTAGATACTACCTTATGAAAGGTGAGTACAAACCGCATCCCGGAGCTGTAGAGAAGGCATCGTTTAAAGTGGCTGACCATGGCAAGTAAGAGGAAACAACCGTATAGACTCGGACTCCCGACTAGATACACCGACCCCGGACAGGGTAAAGAAATCAAGGCCACTGTAGAGGAGGATGCCGACAACAAGAAGAAGATGTCGGAGGACTACAAGTCTGGCAAGCGCATTAAGCTATCCCTATTCAAGAAGAGGGTAGAGGCTAAGAAGGGGGCTAAAGTAAAAGCCAAACCCTTGAGTAGCTCTACAATAACAACACTACAAAAGAAAGCCAAGAGTTCCGGAATTTCTTTCGGAACCTTAAAGAAAGTTTACAGAAGGGGTCAAGGTGCTTGGCTTTCGTCTGGCTCTCGTCGAGGAGCATCCATGGCTGCATGGGCTATGGGTAGAGTCAACAGTTACATCCGTGGCTCTAAGAAGCACGATACAGATTTGAGAAGATAAACAACAGTTATATTTGCGATATGAAAATGGTTAAAGTTGGGGGCAAGAGCGTCCCGTTTTTTGCAGCCGACGGCAAGGGAGGTAATGACCTCAAGAAAGCCATGTACGGCATGAAGATGAATAGGGCTGCTCACGGCACCAAGGTCGAGATGGGTGGTGGCGGTAAGATGTACGAGATGATGAGCGGTGGTCTCGTCAAGCAGTACGACGAAGGCGGAGAAGTGGGAGACCCACCTAGAAAGTTTTTCGTAGCTTCTGGGTTTGACAATCGCGGTGACGACCCATCGGGTAAACAGATTGCAGCAGTCTTCATGAGAACAGAAGATGGAGTAAAGCAAATCAATCCGGGAGACCTCATGGAAATCTTCCCTGACGCGGAGAACATGATGCAGGCATATCGTATGGCTGGTATCGCTGTGGAGGCCGGTGACAAAGGTGTCACTTTCCCTGAGATGAAACAAGGCTCTTACACCAAATCGTTGTTCGAAGAGTTTGGTGCCGAAGACATGGACGGCCTCAGAGCTAAACTCAACATCGCCCCCGTTAAGTACGATAGGGAAAGAGACCTCCCTAAGCTCGTTCCCGGTCTTCGAGGTGGAATGTAATCAGTTGAAGGAAACGAACTCGGTTCTATCCCGACCAATACGAAGCGGTCTAGTCGATACGATTAGGCTGCTTCTTTTTTCTGCGTATCCTGTATCTATGACTCCCTGAATGAAGTTTTCGTTCACGACGATATGTACTCCCTCTCCTACGTTGTTTCCATCCTCGTCTAAGCAAAGGATGGTGTAGATACCTTTCTCAAAAAGAGGTAAGGCTAATACGTCTGCTCCGTGGAATACGGTGTACGTTTCCAGCGAGGTACCCAAGTTCGGGTCTAGTACGTCTCCAAAGATTGAGTCTGGATTCATGCCCACGACCCGGATTACGAGAACCTCGTGCGGTATTCCGTTCTGTGGTTTCATACTTAGTAGTAGGGGTGTGCTAAGTGCGTTCTTCTCTGTTGGTGCGTACACACCGTCGAGGATACTATTAAGGGATTGAGCGTTGCTCACGGTTGCCAATGCGATGGCTAGGATGAAAATGATGTTCTTCATGACATTGTGTTTGGGGGTTTGTCTACATCCTTAACGCTATTAGATTCCGTATATTGTGCCCATGCTTGTAAAACGAGAAAAAAAATTTCAAAGGGTAGCCAGAGTAAGCATGAGAGAGGGCGGTTCAGTTGATTGGCCACCGTCTGGTGCTAAGAGTTTTAATGACATTCTTGAAAGACAAATCTTTAAGGAGTCTAGGTTTAACCCTTTAGCTGAGTCACCTGCGGGAGCTCGTGGACTAGCTCAGATTATGCCGGGCACCGAAAGCTACATGAAGGAGAAGGGAATGATTCCCGAAGGTTTCGATGCGTTCAACCCGGATGATTCGAGGTTGGCTCAACGTGCATACATGGAATCCCTTTTGGACAGGAGCTGGAATAAGGGTAGCGAGGAAGTCAAGATTGCAAAGGCTCTCGCTGCATACAACTTTGGACCTACGGCTGTGGTCCGTACTTTGAACAAAGCGAGAGAAGATGGGGTAGACATCTACGACTCATTAGACTGGTTGGAAAGACTTCCTCTTGAGACTAGAGATTACGTCTCTAAGATTCTAGGTTACAACGAAAGGTTCGAGTCAGAGTATTCAGATTCATCCCTCAAGAGGTCTGAAGATTAATAGGCTCTCCGCCCTCCAGCTTCCTGTATATTCGTTGCACAAGCATCCGCCCCGATTGAGACAAACCGAGTCTGTGCTCGTTACCTGATTTCTCATGGAATAAGGCATTGATGTAAGAATCAATCTCCTTGCCATGATGTATTACTTCTATGTACCCTTTTTGCTTCAAGGGCAACACGGTCCTTTCATACAGCTTCTTCCTGCTTTTGCCCATGGCCTTCGAGAGATGGTTGATGGTGAAAAACTCGTAGTCGTAACAGAACAAAAGTGCCTCGACTTCGGCCAGCCCTATATCGAAGTTAAGCTTTACATCTCTTAGTACTAACGATAGTTTCTTGAGGTCGTTACGCTTTACATATCGTTTATTCAATTTGCTAAATTCACGCCTTCTGCGTGACGGATGGTGTCTACTCATTAGTAGTATATTTGCTGTAAAGTTAATAGCATGGGAACACTTAGTGGAAATAGGATTAAGTCAACGTATCAAGGCCTTCTGAAAACAACAGATGCCGCGAACCTTACATCCAGTCTAAAGGTAATTGAAGACGGGAGCGGAAACTCTTCCGCACTCTCACTTTCTACTACGGAAGTAAAAGTTGCTGGACTGAAGATTGGCAGTGGGCCAACTAGCTTAGCTACCGGAACCGAAACAGATGTCTTGATTATTGCTAGTGATGGTACTATCAAGAAGAGGGCATTCCCTTCAGCTTCAACCGTAACGACTAGTACATCAGGAACTGCCAGTCCACAGATTACTGTAGCCCAGTCCACTGGGTCAAGCAAGACTGTGACGTTCAATTCAGGAGGTGGAATTACTCTTTCTAGAAATTCAGCAACAGACACGATTACCATTGCTGCGGATTCCGCCGTTCCCACCATGTCTACCCTTACGACCACCGCAGGCGTTCAGGCCAGTGACGGCAGTGTGGTTTACCTCTTGGATGTTAACTCAATTAACGGTGGTACTATTAGCCTGCCTTCAATCAGTGCTGCTGGTGATAATTTAAAGTTCGTTGTCTCAACAGAGAAGTCTACCGCCATGACAATCAAGTCCGCTAGTGGTGACAAGTTCTTCGGGAAGGTCACTCTTGACAAAAGCGATGGTAGCTCTAGGGCGATTCAAAATAATGTCAAGTCTGGCTCAAACAACACAATTACTCTTGCGGCAACCAGCGCAAGCAGTGGAGGAAAAGCTGGGGATGTTATTGAGTGTATCGCTGTTGATACAGAGTTCTGGCTTGTAAATGCTAACCTCACAACAACTGGTGCCGCGACTAGCTGTGATGTCTTCTCAACCACTTAATACTATGGACGATATTCTAAAGAAAGCAATGTTCTCTGAAATCGCAGGTGTGATGGAGACAATAGAGGAGATTACCAAGAAGTACAATCACTCCGGGGATTTAGTTTACACGGCTGCCTTTGGGTTTCTTGAAGAAGAAGGCGAGGAGGAAAACCGTTGGAGCTTAACTTACGGAAACAACTGTAGAGATTCAGGAGAGTTCGAGGAGTTCATGACACTTCAGTTTCAAGCGTTTCAAGGTGCTGAAGAGGATGAAGACGACGACGGCTTTATGGGTTTCTACCTAAACTAAAATCATGCAACTTATTAGAAAGATTGTCGTTGGGCCAAACCCCAAGGACGCAATGGCGTATTATGTCGGGATGAAAGCGGGGCAAGCTAAGGTTTGCGCAATCAAGGAAGACGATGCAGCACTATACAGGTACAACGTAAGAAGGTACCATGTTTATCTAGAGGACAAAGATTCAACGTATATTTGGAAGACGGTTGAGAACCAACCTATTTTAATTGAGTACGATTGTAATTTTGAATGAAATCATTAAGACACTTCTTCGTTGAGGTGCCCGAAAAAACTACAGGCACTATAACGGTAGGAGGCAAAGAGCTTTACATCGACACAAGGTTCAATGAATTTGAGCATCGTGTTTGTCATGGGAAAGTCCTATCCGCCCCTAATTCTTTTGAGACCGGAGTAAAGAAAGGAGACACCCTGTTCTTTCACCATCATGTAACTATCAGTGACAATCTACGGATAGATGATGGTGTGTACATGGCTGTGTTGAATTACTCAAACCCTAGAGGTAGTCATGCTATTGCGTATAGAAATTCAGATGGTGAGTTGCGCATGCTCGCCGACTGGGTTTTTCTTGAGCCTGTAGAATCCTCTAACGAAGAGGAGGTTACCGAGGGTGGTGTAATCATAGTTTCTCATGAAGAGAAAAAAGAGGCAGAGGCTAGGGTCGTTACCCCATCGAAACGGATGCTCGAACAAGGTGTAAAGAAAGGAGACGTAGTTGGCTTCTTGCCAGACCGTGATTACAAAATGACACTGGATGACGATAGTATTGTGTATCGTATGACAGATGATGATATCCTCTATGTCGTCAAGTAAATTCACAACCATTGGTGCCGCTCAAAGGCTAATGAAGTCTATGGAGATGGCTATAGACAATATGATTGATGAGGTAAAGCGTCCTGTTGACCCCGAGGCTGGTGGCTCTGCGCGTAAAGCCGAACTACAGTCTATCAAACAAACAGCTATTGATTGCAAGGAGTTGCTGGTTGAAAGACAGCGGCTTGAGCAAATGGTAAAAGACCTGAAGTCAAACGGAAGCATTGAGCAAGAAAAGGATTACTCTGGCGGATTTGCTGAAAAATTTAGTAAATAGATATGGCAAAGTTTATCTGTAGCGATTGTAGCCACGAACAAGAAGCAACCAATACCTCGATTAGGATTATAGAGGGGAAGGCTCGTCATGATGTCATGTGCGATAAGTGTGGGAGTTACATGGAATTAAAGGAGCCTAAGTCAGGCATGCCTAGCTTTAAGTCTAACCACTGGGGTCAGGTGATGTAATGGACGTCCTATTTAAAATAGATGATTATGAAGAACCGATTGTTAAGATTTGTCCCAACGGTACGCTCGGAGATATCGTGGAGCTTGGTGGGATTCTCATTGGTCTTCCTGAAGCCCCATCAAAAGGAATCAAAGGAGAAGGTCTGGAGGCAAGTATGCAGATGTGGGAAAGGCTACCTATGCCAGCAGAACTGTCCCGTATTCGAAGCATGGATGAGTGGGCCGAAACGCCCAAAGAGTTTCGAGAAAAGTTTCGTCCATTTATCGAGGAAGAGTTTAGAAGGCGTAGGGAAGGTTTTTGGTTTTACAATAAGGGTGAGCCTACGTTTATCACGGGGCGGCACTACATGCTCCTCCAGTGGACGAAGATTGACATTGGCTACCCCTCATATCTGGGATTCCAAAGAGATATCTTCCTTCACATGGCTGCGTGCGAAGCTGACCCGCGCTGTATTGGCCAGCTTTACACTAAGTGTCGCCGCTCTGGTTACACTAATATCTGCTCTTCTGTTCTTCTTGACGAGGCTACTCAAGTTAAAGACAAGCTTCTTGGCATACAGTCGAAGACTGGTAAGGACGCTCAGGAAAACATCTTCATGAAAAAAGTGGTGTCGATGTTTCGGCACTACCCATTTTTCTTCAAGCCCATTCAAGACGGCACCACAAACCCGCGCATGGAGCTTGCGTTCCGCGAGCCATCTAAAAGGATAACCAAGAACAATAAAACATCGTATGTTGGTGACGCGCTCAATACAGTGCTTAACTGGAAGAACACTACCAACAATGCTTACGATGGTGAGAAGCTTCACATGCTGTATATGGATGAGGCGGGCAAATGGGAAAAACCTTCTGACATCCGCGAAGCTTGGCGCATTGAAAGGACTTGTCTTATTGTTGGTCGTCGTATTGTAGGCAAGGCACTTGTTGGTAGCACCGTAAACCCTATGGATAAAGGCGGTTCCCAGTACAAGCAGATTTGGAAAGACTCAGACCCCGCGAAGAGGAATGCCAATGGCAGAACTGCCTCTGGACTTTACAGGCTCTTTATTCCGGCATACGAATCGTTAGAGGGGTTTTTTGATATGCATGGTAATCCCATTGTCGAAGACCCAAGCTCCGAGATTAAAACACTCGATGGAGACTTTATGACCTTTGGTTCTAAGACATTCCTCAAGAACGAAAGAGATGCTCTGAAGAACGACGCTAAGGAGCTGAACGAAACCATTAGGCAGTTTCCATTTACTCCAGATGAAGCCTTCAGGGATAGCGTGGAGGGTAGCTTGTTTAACATTGGAAAGATTTACGAGCAGGTAGAACATAACGAATCGCTATATCCAAACCCGGTAGTAAGGGGAAACTTTCAATGGAAAGGCGGGGTGCCTGATACTGAGGTTGTTTTCCTACCAAACCACCAAGGAAGGTGGTATGTGTCATGGATGCCAGAACAAGGCAAAAGAAGTGTCATGTCAATGGATAGGAATAAGAGGGTTCCACCAAATAGCGATATGGGTTGTGGTGGTGTTGACTCTTACGACCTAGATGCTACAGTAGATAGCAGGTCGTCGAAAGGTGCATGTCACATCTACAACAAGTTCAACATGGATGCCGCCAGTAACATGTTTGTCGCTGAGTACGCAAGCCGCCCGCCAATGGCAAAAATCTTCTACGAGGATGTACTTATGGCTGCTGTGTTTTACGGTTACCCATTACTGATAGAGAATAACAAGTATGGTATCGTAAGACACTTTGAAGCAAGGGGCTACGATGGATATGTGATGGACAGGCCAGAACACCTAAGGTCAACGTCATCATCTACTAACGTAAAGACTAAGGGCATCCCCTCTAATTCACAGGATGTAATTCAAGCACACGCATCAGCGATAGAAGACTACATACATAAACATGTTGGTTTGAATGAGATGGGTGAGCCCGGTCGCATGTACTTCAATAGGACTCTGGAAGACTGGATTGGATTTAAGATTGACAAGAGAACAAAGTACGACCTATCAATTAGCTCTGGTCTTGCGCTATTAGCGGCTCAAAAAGTCAAGCAAAAGAAAGCAGTACCTAAGTTTGAGGATAAGGTTTTCTTTAGAAGATACAAGCTGACCTAAGGCTTGCCGCATATCACTATATTTGCACTTGAGTCCAACAAACTATTTCATGACCCAAGGGAGCAAAAATAACAAATACGGTAATTTCCCTGACCCCTTTGCGTCACCGCTAGAGAAATCAGACCGTTCTTACGGATTAAGGTATGCGAAAGCTATTGAAAGCCAATGGGGTAAAAGCGACAACTCAGGTTCCTTACTAAGGCAACGCCTGCATGATTTTGAAAAGAATCGGGACTACGCAAACGGCACGCAAGACACCTCTGTTTATAAGCAGATTCTAAATTCACTCGACCCTAATAACGGGGACGGGACACTACTTAATCTTGACTGGAGTCCGGTTCCTATCGTGCCTAAGTTTGTTAAGGTGGTTGTCAATAGGATTCTATCTAGAAAACCGTACCCATCTATTGATGCTATCGACCCCGTAAGTAAGGGCGAAAAGGACGAGGCACGCGCTGCTATCGAATCATCAATCGAGGACAAAGAGCTTCTCAAGGAAGCAAAGGCTATGGGTCTTCAACCTAATATTGACCCAGACATCCTTCCGGATACAACGGAGGAGGCTGAGATATTCATGGAGCAAAACATGAAAACGAATGCGGAGATTGCTGCTCAGTTAGCTACTTCACTCACGTTGGATTGGAATGACTTTGACCAAACTGTTTATCGCAGAGCTGTGGAGGATTTGGTGGTGTGTGGAATGGGTGTCATCAAAAGAGAGAATGACCCGAACTACGGTATAACCACGAAGTATGTAGACCCATCTACATTCCTACATAGCTACACAGAAGACCCCACCATGTCTGATATTGTGTACGGTGGTCACATTAAAAGAATCAGCATTCAGGAGTTGAAGCGAATGGCTGGCGATGAACTTACTGAAGGTCAGTATGAGGAGATTGCTAGAGGAGTGATGGGGAAGAATTACAACGACAAAAGTTTGTTCGGTGTAAAGAGCTACGACAGAGGGGCTGGGGGCTACACCCATGGGTACGATGACTACCTAATAGACATTATGGACTTTGAGTTCTTGTCTGTTGATTGCGTGTATTACGAGAGTAAAGAGTCTCAGTTTGGAAACACTGGCTTCTACTTTAAAGGGGGCGAGTACAAGGAGGCAGCTGGCTCTGTGTATGACAGGAAGCCATACAAGATGGAGAACCAAACCATCTATGGCGGATGCTACGTCGTCGGGACCAGTATGATTTTCGGATACGGCATGAAGAAGAATGTGCCTAAGAATGTACACGACCTTACGAAGGCTAGGCTTTCTTACAGCGTTGCTTGTACAAACATACGGCGCATGCGACCCAAGTCTATTGTCGGTAGCGTTATCGGATTCGCTGACCAATTACAGCTCACACACCTGAAGATTCAACAAGCTGTAGCTAAGGCTAAGCCGGACGGAATCTTGGTTGACGTTGAAGGACTTGAGAATGTTCAGCTTGGAAGAGGAGGTGATTTGCAGCCATTGGAGATTCAAGACATCTACGAGCAGACTGGTGTGTTTTATTACAGGAGTAAGAACCCAGAGGGTGGATTTCAAAATCCTCCTATCCGTTCAATAGAGAACAACATTCGAAACATCAACGAGTACATCAATCTATACAACCACTACTTGCGTATGATTCGTGATGCGACAGGAATCAACGAGGTTATGGATGCGAGTACACCGAAGGGCGATGCTTTGGTTGGAGTGAGACAGCAGGCTCTTGCCGCAGGCAACAACGCTTTGTATGACATCACAAACGCGGGTATGTTTTTGTATCGTAGAGTATGTGAGGATATTGTTAAGTGCTTGCAGGTTATCCCGCCGGACTCAGTTCTGTATAGGGTTTATGAGAAGGCCGTGGGTGAGAAGAGCATGGGCGTACTCCAAAGTTTTGAGAATCTACCCATGTACAACTTTGGTGTTATGGTCGTTCAAGAAATGTCTGATGACGACCGCATCTTCCTTGAGCAAAATGTTCAAGCCACCTTAGCGCAAAAAGAGATTGACCTTGAAGATGCTATGGCAATCAGACAGGTTAAGGATATTGACCAAGCTCAAAGACTACTTGCCGTAAAGAGAAAGAAGCGCATGCAGATGCTTCAGCGTCAACAGCAACAGAACATGCAGGCTCAAGCTCAGGCAAATGCACAAGCTTCCCAAGTAGCCGCGCAGACTGAGATGCAAAAAATGCAGGTGGAGGCTCAGGTGGAGGTTCAGAAAATTCAGCTCAAAGGTCAGGTCGAGGTTCAGGTTGCTGCTGCTCTGCATCAAATGAGAAAGGAGCTTGAGATGATTAGAGCTCAGGCAAGCCTTGGGTTTAAGGCTGATGACAAAGAGTTTAGACAAAAGATTGAAACCTTGAAAGAAGACCGCAAGGATGCTAGAGTAGAGAAACAGGCTGTTGAGCAATCAAAGCTTATCTCTCAACGACAAGGCAATCGGGGTGAACTTGAAGGTCAGCAGGCTGGAGTTAATCAAGAAGTAATCAACGAGATTTTTGGAGATGAGTAACGCAACAAAGATTAATCTAGATACCTCATCGAGAGTCGATGTGACTTGCAGAAAGGGAGATACTTTCTCTCTTCGGCTGACCGTGACTAAGCCTGACGGTACTGCTGGTTTTAAAGTTGGAGACATATTCCTCTTTGAGGTTAGGCATTCTGACACGGGTGACTATGTGAAAAATGCAGCCGACGTAAACTTTGCGGCCACCGTTACAGCTGATTCAGATGACTTCGCAAATAAGTACATTGATGTTACTTTGGCAGCTACTGTAATGAAGACCATGCCTTCAGGACTTTACGTTTATGATGTGGAGCAAAAGGCGGGCATCGACAATGCAGTTACTACTTTAATTTTTGGCACACTGAAAGTCAATGAAGATGTTTCAATAACCGCGTAATGAAGCACCATGCCTGTAAGTGTAAACCAGCCTAAAAATGTAAAAGTATCCAGCCAGCACGGTGACATCATTAAGGTGTCTATTGTTAAAGATGGCCCGGACATTAAAGTCGTTACTTTAAATCAGGTAGCGGACAACTCCATCTCTATTGCTGGTGCCATTGGTGCTGGTCCAGCTGGTGCTACAGGTCCACAAGGACCGCAAGGTCCACAAGGACCAGCGGGTGCCGATGGTGCCGATGGTGCTCCCGGAGCGGACGGAGCTGACGGTGCCGATGGCGCGGATGGCGCGGATGGCGCGGATGGTGCCGACGGTGCCGACGGTAGTGATGCAACAACTGAAACCCTAGACTCTGCAATTACTGTATTCTTACCAGACGGCGGTAACTTCGGAAAGTTTTCTCACACTGACCAGATAGTAGTAGGTGATGGTAATAAGACTGCCATCGACATAATTAGAGAGGCTCTTGTTCAGTTAGGGCAAATCCAAGCTCCTACGATAAATGTCACACCTAATAGTGTGGGCTTTAACGACACGCCTATTAGTAATGCTACAGCGCAGATACAAGCTTCTGTAACAAACCCCAATAGCTCTCAGGGCTCTACGATTACTTTCAAGTTTTACAAAAAGATTGGTAGTGGTGCGTTTAGTTTGATTCACACTCAAACTGGTGTTACTGGAGCATCAGCGAGTTACACCCACAGTGAGACCTACAGCTTTGCCTTCGCTACAGAGAACCCAACTAATGAGCACATCACTTGGAAAGTAAGTGCAGAGGAACCTGATAACGGTCAGGGTGAGGTGTTTAGCTCGGAGGTAGACTACGACCCCGTGTATATCTCACCAAGATTAATAAAGACCAACAACACAAACGGTATTGAGCTTCAGAGAAAGTCCAATGCATTAGCTACGGTTTCATCAGACGAGACCGACTCCAATCGTCAGCTATACAACGGTGAAAGTAATCTCAAGTTTAAGGTTGAGGTTGAAACGAGCGGCGTAGCTCTGGATAGCTACGCGGTTTTAGATTCTAACAATGCTCTCGTTGGAAGTATAGTAGACATATCTGGTGAAAGTCTTGACTCTAACGGAAGAACCAGCACGTTTAGTATTGCTATAGATGATGGCGATGTCGCTATTGGCGATTCTAATACATACAAGGTAAAGATTTGGGATAGTGTAAGACCTTACTCTAGCTTGAGTTCTACTGAGTGTGACTTTGAATCTGCCTCCTACTCAGTAAATAGGGTTCCTGTTAAACTGGTTCTAAGCTCTACTGCTCTAACCACCTCAAGTACTGACTCAAATTTTCAGGATATGTACGATGGAGACACTTCCAACAACGGTGTTTCGTGCTACCCTGAAAACATAACTTCTACTGGTGACTTACTTGACGCTAATACGTCTCAGTTGAGTGTCAGTATGCTTGTAAATACTTCTCAGCAGACAGGAGATTACGTTTACGTCTTTGTTCCTTCATACTATTTTTCAAATGGTAGTGGGGGTTATCAGGATTTAACAGGAGGGGGTAATGTCAATCAAGATTTCTTTGAGGACTTTGGAGGTAACAACTACACGCAAAGAATAGAGAACCCCCCACAAACAACGGGTGACTTCTGGCTCCTGAAAGAAGCGTTAAATTTGCAAATTCAATTTGGCACAGCCAGCAATAAAATTCCATTTCATGTCTTGAGGCTCTATGAACCATTGGCTAACGTTGGTTTGAGAGGGAGCTATTACCTAATAAGAAATACGGAATCTTGAGATGCCAGAGTTTAACGGACCATTATCACATTCATCTGACTCTGCGAAGCTCCTTGAACTTGCCCTTCATCAAACTAGGGGTATTGGTTTATTCGATACTGTAGCTGAAAGAAACTCGTTGTCTTCCGCCAATAGGTCATCACCCTATTTGGCCTACATGTGCAATGACGACAAGCTATATGTGTATGATGGACCTAGGGAATCCACAGCGGGTCTCGACGATAAGTTCCAGTCGGTAGGTGATTCGGATTGGACAAACACCTCCAACTGGAAAGAGGTGGGTTCGGGTAGTGGGATTGACAATGTTGTTGAGGACACTTCGCCTGAGCTTGGTGGAAACCTAGATGTTCTTGCTCACTCTATAGTATCTAGCAGTAACAGAGACATAACCTTTACTCCTAACGGGACTGGTCATGTTAACTTAGATGGCGTTGTAGAGTTCAAGAGGTTCTCAAGCGGCTCAGAGCCAGAAGCTTTTCTTGGAGGCATGTACGCTGATGAGAACGACAACCTTTACTTCGGAGTTACTTCGGAGTAACGTAAAACATCTTATCTTAGCAAAAAATTACAACCCCATATTCTCATGGCAGATTGGAAAAGAGTTCTGTTAGAAACAGACATCACGCAAACAGTAACGGATGGAAACACAACCACTGTTCCGTCAGAAGATGCAGTTGAAGCGGCGATTGCCACTGCTGTCAACGGACTGACATCGAATGTTGGTACTGTAACATCGGTCACCGCAGGTGATGGTATGACTCAGAGTGGTACTAGCACTGTTGACCCAACCCTCAACGTAGTTGGCGGTGATGGTATTACTGCCAATGCTGACGAGATTGAAGTAACCGTTGATGGTACTACTATCGAGCTGTCAGCGTCCAATGGTTCTGGTGCAGTTCGAGCAAAGACAGCAACTGTAGCCGACGGCAGCGCAGCCCTTGCAACTGGTGACCAGATTTATGATTTCGTTATCGCTCAAGGATACACGGGTGCGGTTGATTCAGGAACGACCAACCAGCTCACTGTTGCCGATGGTGCAGCGCAGGGTACGCCGACACTGAGTATTGTCACAGCAGCTGTAGCCGACGGCGAAACAGCTCTAGCCACGGGCGACCAGATTTACGATTTCGTTACTGGAATCACCGATAACCTTTCAGGTGCTGACGGTACTGTAACTTCGGTTACGGTTGATGGTGGTGCCAACATTACTGATACTGGCGGTCCAATTACGACCAGTGGCACTATCACTCTAAACCTCGACCAGAACTTGCTCTCTATGGTATCCATGAGCGGTGTCAATGGTGCGACCAGTGGTGATACCGACTTGTCGGGTGGAGACCTTACGTTCACTGGTGGTATCAGTACTGGTACGGCAATCGGTGGTGATATCTTCTTCAAGGCATCAGGAGTTAATGGAAGCTCCAACATGGTTGCCAACGCGGTTGAGACAACCATGAAGATTGCAGCACCAACAACCGCTGGAGGTGACTCAGTTGTTACAATCTATGGTGACCTCGTTGTTAATGGTACCTCATCATCTATTGATGTACAGACTCTGACTGTTGAAGACAAGACGATTTTGGTTGCCGATGGAGCAAACAGCGTTGGAGCCGCTGACGGTGCTGGACTTACCGTAGACACGGTTACGGCTACCCCCGCAAACCATCCTAACTTTATTTGGAAAGACACCAACCTTGGTGTTGCTGGATGGCAGTTCAAAGACCACGGGGCCGCAGCCTCTGCTGGTAGTGCTCCAATGGGTGTTGCTGCTTTGACTAAAGGAACCGCAGAGCCTGACTCGGCCATCATGCCTACTGGTGCTATGTTTTACAATACTGGCGGCGGCTCAGGAACTAAAGGACTTTATCTATACCTTGATTAATGGGTTTACTAGGAAGGAAGAAAGAGGTTACTGGTTTTAACCCCAATGAACCTCTCTCTCAGCAGGAGGTAACCTTTATCTTAAAGACGTTGCACACTTGCACGTTCGAGGGTAAGGATGTACTTTTGCTGGCAGATGTAGTGAACAAGCTGCATAGTTTTTTGAAGTCACAATAAATTAAAGGCGATTACAATGAAATTAGAATTAAGTGAACTTTATTTGGTGAAGACCTCCGTTGAAAATCAAACAATCAAAGCGTCTGACTCTCACACTGTTAGTGCTCTTTTGGATAAGATTGGAAAGGAATTTGAGAGGGTGCAAAAACTAGAACAAAAGAAGCAGCCTTCCGGTAGCGTTATGGAGGCTGCAAAGTAATGCAACCTCATGGCGAATTGGAAAAAAGTACTTACTGAGGATGACGGTAATCTAGCCACCACAAACCTAACTCAGTCGGATGCGGGTAGAAGCTACACTCTAGCTAGTAACGGAGGGAGTAACCTCAATTTTGTTTCTGGAAACTCAAACACCGTACTGCAATTAATTACCGGGATTACAAACGCGGGCGGCGACCTTCTTGTTGTTAAGTCTAACGAAGCTCGATTCCAAGGTTCATCTGGTAGTCTTCCCGGTAGAATTGCACTATTTGAGGCAACCGATAATGGCAGTTATAAGGTTGGTCTTTCAGCTCCTAACCTTACACAAGATTATGAGTTAAAGCTACCTACGTCTCTCGGTAATTCTGGAGATGTACTTCAGACAGACGGCAGTGGCAATCTATCCTTTGCTGCTTCGTCCTCATCTGACACACATCTCGGCAATACCAACTTAACAGCAGACGACAGCAGGACTTATGACTGCGATGGAAACGACTTAACCATAGACCCTAACGG